GCAGGCGGCGTAAGTCGGCAGAGGGGCGGCGCCCCTGAAAAACGGCCCAGGGACCTGCCGTGCATGCAGGTGGAATTCCTTTCGTCCATGTGTTCGGCAACCTCAGGAATGGCTCTAACGCTGGCTTGCGCCGCGCGAACCTCAACAACTGGCCGGACAGGGCGAGGTGGAACAACGCTTCGCGCGAATCTGATTGATAGCTCCCATAAAACCCGCACGGCAGAGTACCCGGTGGAAGCATCGGGCGCGCCTGGCTTAACAAAGTGAAATGGCATATAAGACCACCGGGTCAGTAGGCATTTTGCCGACCGCTCGGAATGCAATCAGAGAGCTGAATTGGTCGAATGAAAAGTTACTGCAAGGGCCTTGCCGTCGATACCGATCTTGTCGGCAGGGCCTATGAGAATTGGCGGTCTGGCGAATCAGGCCGGACCAATGAATGGCGTGTGTACAAGGAATACGGCTCGCCCAATGCCCTTATCGCCGAGATCGTAGCCGAGGCCAATGCCGGCACACTGCGATTCGAGCCCTTGAGCACGAGACCGAGGCAAGATGGCGGCAAGCTGCGCAACATTGGCGTCGAAGGTGTCAAGCAGCAGATCTGCGGCTACACCGTCGACCTCGCCGTCGATTCGCTCATGCGCGCGAAAACTGGATACTGGCAGGTCAACAGACCTGGTATGGGACAGTTCCGCGCGGCACCGACGGTGCAGAAATGGGTCAATCAGTGCGCCTATCACGTGCATCTCGACGTCAAATCCTGCTATGAGTCCGTGAGGTGCGCTGACGTCATGCGCGTACTCGAGAAGTACGTGCGCTCGAGCGTTGTGCTCGGTATCGCCAAGGCGATTATGGACTCGTACCCAGACGGTCACCTGATGATCGGTAGCTACTTCTCACTCAGGATGGCGCTGCTCATCCTGAGCTTTGGCTACCACCATGTCGAGAACATGCATAAGACTCGCCGCGGCAAGCGCGTGGCGCTTGTCGAGCACCAGGCATGGTACGTCGATGACATCTGGCTTTTCGGCAGCGACAAACGAAACCTCAAGTGCGCAGCGCGTGACCTTGCGAAGTACCTCAAGGCCGAGTTTGGGTTAAAGCTCAAGCCCTGGAAGGTGTGCAGGGCAACCGACGATGATCCGACGGACATTGCCGGCCCCGTGGTCAGACGTAAGCGGATCACAATCCGCGACAAGACCTTTCGCAAGGGCAGACGCGCGTTATTCCGATGCCGCCGAAAACCAACGAATCTGAGGCTGGCAAGACGCCTGATCGCCTATTGCGGCTGGTTCAAACACACCGACAGCCAGAGATTCTGCTACAACAACGGACTCTATCCGGCACGCCGCCAAGCCAAAAAGGTAATCGCGAGATACGACAGATTAAGGAGTGCTCATGCAGTTCGAGCTTGAGTTTTGCGACCGCGAGCCCGCAAAGGTCACGGTCATCCAGGACGGCCCCATCGCCAATATCTGGCTCCGCAAGGACATTGCCGAGGATACCGTCGATAACGGTCCCGACGGCACGCCTTACAAGATTTGGCGCTGCAACACATTGTTTTTCCAGCGCATCGGCACGCCGACCGCCGAGGAAATCGAGGCTGACTTTGACGCAATCGCCGAGCAGCAGATTGTCGGCAATCGCACGGTCGATGAGCGCATTGGTGCGACCGAGCAGGCTGTCGCCGACAACGGCAAGCAGCTCGAGACGGCGTTTCAGGCGCTTGCCGAACTCGGCGACATGATCGCAACGGCGGGAGGTGAAGTCTAATGGCAGCAATCTACGCAACGCTTATCAAGGATGGCGCTATCAACCCCAAGACCGGTGAGCCCTGGAAGATTGAGGACGTGAACGTCCTTTGGCGTGCCTCCGTCAAAAAGATTCTCGGTAAGTAGGACTGGCCCCGAAAGGGGCCTTTTCTTTTGCGCTAGTTGATTGCTCGATAGCGCCGTGATGGTGCTGAGGGGGTGAATGAATGGAAGTGCTAAAGCTCTTCGTCCCATATGGTCCGGCATGGCTCGGCGGCGTACTGCTGGCGCTCATCGCCTTTTATTTTGGCAAGCAATTTCTCGAAGAGTACAAGCTGCAAAACGAACGCAAAAGCGCCCTCGACATCAAGCGCGAGGAGCGAAAACAAGACGAGGTGAAGGAGCGCGCCCAGCGCGACCGCGAGCGGTCGGAGATGGAGGGGCGAATTGCAGCCCAGATGGAGCGGTCAAGTTCGCTCATGGAGGCAATGAAAACCCTGATGGAATCCGTCGTGGCGTCAAATGACGTCCTTCATGCGGATCTGGTCCATAGCCAGGCGCGCAGCCAGGGCATGGCCCAAAAGGTCGACCACATCTGCGACCGGGTTGACCTGCTCTACGACAAAGAATCTACGAGATAGGATACGAAATGACGGAGATTCAGGCGGGCCTCACGGTTGCCACGGTGCTTGTCGTGCCGTATATCGTGCAGGCCATTAAAACTAAGGCAATGACCGGCAACGCCGCTCGCTGGACGGCAATCGCCGTATCGGTGCTATGCGGTGCGCTCACGGCCATGGCAAGCGGAATGCCGACCGACCCGGGCGCTTGGGTGACATCCATCTTTGCCTGCGTCGGCGGCGTACAGGTTGCCTACGCGGCTTTCAAGAGCGTTGGAATCACCGACAAATGGCTCGATGCGCTGCTCTCGCTCGGCGAGATCAAGGCGGACTAGTCATGGCAATCACCCAGCGCGAGGCATTCGCGCAGGTCATGGAGCACCTTGTCACTCATGACGGAGGCTCCGGTCATGGGTACTCTCAATATAATCGCATGGGCGACGGTACGACCGAGACGATCAAACTGTCTGATGGTACGACCGTGACCATCGCCGGCGGCGATCGCGATTGCTCGTCTGCCGTCATCACGGCGCTGCGCGCCGTCGGCATCAATACGTTCGGCGCAACTTATACCGGCAACATGCGCGAGCAGTTGCTCAAGACCGGGCTTTTTGGATGGCGCAAGATGGGTGTCAAGTCCGCGCAGCGCGGCGACATTTATCTAAACGAGAGGCACCATACAGCTGTATGCATCTCGCCTTATGGCTCGATGCGCGGCGATCTCTTGGCACAATTCTCCATCTCGGAAAAGGGCACCATCACAGGAACCAAGGGCGACCAAAACGGACGTGAATCCAACATCAAGGCCTACTATAGCTATCCCTGGGACGGCACTCTCTATTGGCTCAACGACGGCAAGACGCTTTCCGGCGCCAATACCGAGGTCGCCGACAATACCGATGCCGATCTCGGCGATGTGCGCTATTGGGGCCCAAAGTTCACGCGGGCAATTCAAAAGCAGCTCGGTACTACCGTTGATGGCGTGATTTCCGGACAGTGGGATTGCAACAAACGATATTTCTGGGCTGTCGAAAACTGTGTCAATTGGACAAAGACCGGCAAAGGCGTCGGCTCTGACATGATTCTCGCGCTCCAAAAGAAGATCGGCTGCAAGATTTACCCGATCGTCGGAGGCGTCCAGGCACGACAGATGACCAACGGCACCATCTACAGGCATCAGCAATGGCTTATTGCCAAGGGCATTTCAGTCGGATCGTGTGGCGCCGACGGCTATCACGGCCCTGACACCAACAAGGCGGTCGCCCAGGCAATCAAGCGCAAGCTCTATGCAGCGTAGTTAGGATTTGAAATGCTAAGTCACATCATCACGGCACTTTTAAGTGCGCAGCTAGGTGCCGCCATTGGCGTGCTTGCCATGTGCCTTTTCATCAGTCGCAAATAGCGCTTCGCCCACTCCGGCTCTGCCGGGGTGGGCATTTTTGTTAGCACGCCTGGCAGCAATTACTAGGCTGCGAGCAGCACGCCAAAGCCGCCTTTAAGCGGCAGTATCCCAACGCTGTGATACACTTGGAAAAGTTCGGGATAATTCACGCCCGGGCTACCACAGCTGATTTTCCCGAACTCTCCATTGGAGGGTTCGGGTTTTTTGTTTTCGCTGCTGGGACGGCACAAAATGAACTGCACCAGCAGGCTCCCGTCCTCGTTGACCGTCACTCGGTCGACGAAAGCGGCGACCATCCCGCGGGGACCGTCCGATTGGCGCATCTTGTAGAGCGCGAACAAGATCATGTCTCGGTCGATGAGCGGCGCTCCGCGCTTAATCTCATCGAGCTCAGCCTTGAGTGCCGTGAGCTCGTCTTGCAACCCGTTGATTTTGACCGCCATTCGGTCCGTAGAGCCGAGTTTGCACGCTAGGTCGATAGCGTTATCTATCTCGCGCTCAACGTCCGTTATTCGGCGGCTCAGGGCTTCACGCGCGGAAATCTCCTGCTCGGCATCTTTGTCCTGACGCGCAAGTACCATGTCGACTATACGCTCGTCCAGATCGGGATTCTCATTGAGCAGGCGTGCGCATGCTCCGATCACCTTGTCCTCCACCTCGTCTCGACGCATCGACACCTTGGTTTTGCGGCAGCGGTAGTAGTGGTACTGCCTGCCGTTTTCGCCATAGCCGCAATCGCTCTCAAATTGATTGCCGTCAGCGTCGTAAATCTTGCCTGACAACAGATACTCAGCATTCATCTTGCCTCGCCTTTTCCGACCTCTGGATGCCATGTGCGCATGCGCACTGTCCCAGAGCTCGCGGTCGATAATGGACGGCATGCCGTTTTCTTTCCTGAAATCGCCCCAGGTATAGGTGCCAATGTAGCGCTCGCAATTGAGCAGCCTGCTCACTGCTTCATTGCTAAAATGCCTGCCGGTGACGGTCTTATATCCAAGGCCGTTGAGTCTGCGCATGATCTCTGCTTTTGTCTCGCCTGCGGCGCACATGTCAAAGGCCATGCGCACGCCTTCCGCCTCGTGTTCATTGATGGCATAGTATCCATCGGCGCCACGGTCATACCCAAAGATTGAGACGCCGTTGTGCTTACACTTGAGGGCGTTACCTTCCATCCCGCGCTTGACGTTTTGCGCGAGATTGGCGCTGTAGTATTCGGCCATTCCCTCAAGCACAGATTCGAGGATGATGCCGTCCGGACCATCGGGTACCGACTCGGCGGCAGTCACGATCTCCACGCCGCACTTGCGCAATTTCGCCTTGTAGACGGCTGAATCGTAGCGCGAGCGTGCGAAGCGGTCGGTCTTGTAGACGATCACCTTTGTCCAGCGCTGTGCCTGGGCATCGAGAATCATCTTTTGAAAGCCGGGACGCCCGGCTGCATTGGTGCCAGATCGCGCCTCGTCCGTGTACGTCTTTACGATTTCAAAGCCCTTGGATGCCGCGAATTGGGAGCAGACGCGCACTTGGTCCTCAATCGATTCCTCGCGCTGCTTGTCTGAGCTAAATCTCGCGTAAATTACCGCTTTTTCTGCCATAATGTGATTGTCCGTTCTGCCGTTTGGGACTGGACTAAAGCTCGCTGAGTCTTGACCACTCAGCGAGCTTTTTTGTTTTGGTCGCTCTCTAATTGAGCTTCTACCTCTCTGAACTCATCAGCGGTCATGCCGAGAGCCTTAATCATCGTGAGAGCCTTTTGCCATGTCGGGTCTGCTATTCGCCCCGTGAACAGCTTCGATATGTATGACGCGCTCACGTCGTCGCTAACGATATCGGCAGGCTTCAATCCCTTTATCTTGAGAGCTCTATCGAGAGCTTTGGCGAATGACATTCGAGACCTCCTTTGCCTAGATATATTTTAGCGCCGATTAAAAAAGTTGCCAATACGACAATTTTCTTATTGAAAAGTGTCCAATACGACACTACACTATGTAGTGTCCAATACGACACTCTGGGAGGTGAGAACATGGATAAGATCGCTGAAAAGGTTGCTGTGTGGTTACAAAGAACCGGCAACAGCAAGAAGTCGCTTGCAAAAATGCTCAACATTTCAACAACGTCTCTTAACAACAAATTGCGTGGGAAAACGTCATGGCGTTGGAGGGATGTCTGTTCGGTCGCTGAAATTGTTGGATGTGATTTAAGCGACCTTGAGGACGAGGAGGCTTAGCCCGCTACCTGATCGCCACATCGTGAGGTACGACCTTTTGGCGATTGGCAGTACGTGTGCCATGTCCTGCCAATCGCAAGGTGGCTCAACGGCAAGCCGGTTCGCTCCTTTCAACCGGTAGCCAACCTGATGCCGTGCCTCACGATGTGGCGATCAACACCTAAAAGAAAAGGCTCAACGATGCTGCAACATCGTCGAGCCAACGGTCAAGGAAAGCTGGTAAGCAAAATGACCAAAGCAATTGTAACATCCGCTGCTTTTTTTGCGCTTCTGCTCATGGTCGAGCCGATCTGCACATTCATAGACAGCCTGCCGCCTGTGCTCAACATGGCGCTCGTCTTTGTCATGGTCGGTGCAATCATGCTCGCCTTTTGGCTCATGATGCGCCACGAGCTCGAGCTTTGCGAGGGACATTATGAGCGCTGATGAGTTCGCCGAGCGCTTCAAGCGCGAGCTTGCCGAGTGGTTTGCAAAGGACGAGACCCGTAAGGAGTTCGAGCAATGGAAAGCAAGCAAGGAGGTGGCGAGGTGAGCTGCTTTTTCTGCGACGGACCTAAGGTTGCATCTGTGCGCAACATTCAGCATCGCGATTACTTCGCGGCGCCAATTGGGACTATGACCATGGTGCGCGGCTACGATGGCGAGCCGACGGTCAAGGTTGAAATTGATACCGATGTTGAGATTTACGGCGGTCTTACTGCAAATGTAACAGCGTCGTGCCACATCGAACGCATCAGGTATTGCATGTTCTGCGGAAAGAAGATCGTCAATGACTAACAACGGAGACAAAAAGACCTGCGCGACGTGTGCCAGGCTCGACGGCAGCATCTGCAAGCTCGACGGATTCTGCATCGGAAGCATCGAACACGCCGCGTGCGAGAAATACAAGCAGCGTCCGAGCAGCGCCGGCAGTGAGAATACTGGCGCTCGAAAAGCGATTACCAACAATGAGCGCCGTGAGATCGCCGCAAGGTTGCGACATCGCCGCAAGCAAATGGACAACGAGAAGCCTCCGCAGATTCCATCGCTCGCAGCAACCATCTACCTGTTGGAGATTTCCGCTGCGGTCAAGCTCAACGAGAGCGGAGCGCTTTTCAATCGTCTGGCCGATTTGATTGACCGCGAGACGTGCACCTTTGATGGCACGCCTGATCGCATTGGCTATGTTTGCTCGATTTGCGGGCAAACTTTCACGCGCCGGCCTTTTATGAAGCGCACATTTGGCGATAGCACTCAGGTCGAGATTCCATTTCGATTTTGCCCTTACTGCGGTGCAGAGGTGGTGGCAGACGATGAATGATGTGCGCCGCAGGATTGCAAGCAGGCTGCGCGAAAAGTTTGACCTGATTGAATGTTCGCTTTTGCATCCTGACGGATCTGAGCCCAACTGGTCTGTCGAAGAACTGTTTGAGGTGCTGGATATCGATTACCCCGAGTGCCTTAACCCGTGGGAATGCCCTTACGACTACATCGCCGACCTCATAGACGTTCCGGCTTGCAAAGACTTGGTCGAGCACGTCCCAGACCCGTTCATTCCGACTCAGCGCATGAGAGATGGCTATTTCGAGTGCTCAGAGTGCGGATGGGATGGACACCTGATGGAGTACATCGGCTTTGGAGATATGGGTTCATTCGAGCCGAAATTCTGTCCCGAATGCGGAAGGGAGATTTTACGTGAGCAGCAAATTGAAAAGGCGTCTTGAGGTCGCGTCGGAATTCCGAGGTCTCGGTGAGACCGGTTCTGCCGCCGAGTGCCTGGACAAACCAATCAGGTATCAGATGGGTTTCCAGGCTATCAAGGCCGTTCTCGGCAAGGGCGATTGCTTTGAGCTTCTGGCAGATCTTATCGAGCCTGATACATGCGTCATGAGCTTCGTCGAAGAAGAAGCTATGCTGGCTACATACAAGTGCTCGAATTGCAACAACACCGTAGACACGTTGGCGCTTTGCGGTTACCAATTTCCGTTCTGCCCGTATTGCGGCGCGAAAGTTAGGATGGTCGATGACAGCGAAAATCCGGCAAGGAAATATGGTCTCGCTAATCAGCGTGGTCAAGGGTCTGTTGAGAGAGAAAGTCGTGATGAGCATGATGCTCGACATTCTGATCGGGACTGCTGCCATCAATCGAGCGCTGGATGCTGCCGAGGAGAGAGCTGATGACCAACTATCTCGCCCATCCGATCATCTATCTCCGCAGGCTCAAGACGCCTCCTTGCAGCACATGTGCAAAATGTGTTGCAGTTATCAGCGGCATCAGGTGTAAGGCTCCTAAGTATTGCGACCGCAAGAATCGTCTGAACTGCACGAACATTTCGACCGCACTGCTCGAAAACGTACGTGGCACTCGGTTCTGTGAGTACGAGGAGCGCAAAGATGCTGAGTGACGAGCAGCGCGGTGGTCATCGATGAAGCGGATTAAGCTCGCAAGGCCCGTCGATTGCCCAACGTGCGGCGCGACCCCTTGCCATCAGAAATGGAAGCCGCGCAAGACGGTTGACGCAAACGAGATGGCTGTGATAGGAGACGCTAACCCCGTCGATGCAGTCCATTGCCGTAGGTGCGACCTTGTTTTTCGCGTGTCGCACTTCGAGCACGACGACACATATATCACGAGCTGGGATGAGATTGAGACGATTCCCCGCTACTGCCCGTGGTGCGGCGCGGAGGTGGTGGACGATGAGTAAGCGTAAGGTCAAGCTCTATCTCGTCAACGATTGCGGCGGCGAGTGGGAGGATGCCTGGAATGAGCCGGTCACCGCATTCGACAACCAGGAAGATGCCACGCGATGCGCGGTCGCGCGCGGGCCACGTCAAAGCATTTGGGAGAAAGGCCGAGACTACTCCGGCTCTTTTGTAACCAAAATCGATGCCGTTATCGACGATTCAATCTTTGACCACGAGGACGCGCGAGATGGGTGACGGCAACGCTGAAATCGAGTTGACCGGCGCGAATGGCGATAAATGGAGATGCCTCGGCACCGTCTTGGCAGTCACGAGCGTTGATTCCAAAGGATGGGCAATTCGGCAGAAAGAAACGCTCAAGCGCGATCGCTATGGGGACCGCTCTCCTTTCGCGCGCGAGTATGTCTGGATGGACGATGACAGGCCGTGGTATCAGGTGCCTGGACATTCCCTGAGCGGACTACCGCTTTCAACTGGCATAACAATCGAAGGAACTGATTATGAATAACCAACTGACGCCATGCTATGTGAGTGAGATGCCGTGTGAAAAGGCACGAGCGTTACTGATTGGCTTCTCTACAGACACGTGGACACGTCCGCGCTCAGCGTTTGCTAACGGTGAGTCATTGGTTCACCAGTCTCGACCGATTGCGATTGTGATGTTTGAGACCGGCGACGTGCGCTGTGTGTTTCCAGATGCCGTCCAGATCATCGATGCAGAGGCGATTTTCCGTGAGTACGCATTTCCCGAAAACGACGGCTCGACAAGCCCCATTTAAGACTGAGAGGCCCGTTGAGTTTGATTTTGGCATCGTCAACTTCATCAACCATCTAACCGGCAAGGACACGATGCCGACGGCTCAAGAGTCGGATTGGTCCAATAACAAGCACCCATCGCCGCCGATGCGCGAGTGGTGGAGATAGGAGAGTAATGAAATCCTTAATAGTTGACAGCTTCGCATTCACGTTCGCGACGATCGTCGTTTTGGTCGTGGTCGCACTTTATCTGGGTATGCCGGCAGGCATGCTCTCGATGATCTGCTCGGTCGTGAGCGCATCGGCGGCAGTGACGGCGCTGGTTTTCCTCATCGTTCTAAAAAAGACCCTTGAGCCGACCTACGCGATTGTCGAGACGTGCAGGTACCGAATCATCAAAATGCGCGGCGAGATGGACACGCTCAAGCGCCGAGTCAATGCATTGGAGGACAAGCTTTATGGAGCGCAGTAAGCACATTATCTCGTTGCCAGATTGCGGCATTACCAACGGCTCGCCCGATGTGATCCTGTTCATGGGCGACAGCTACGAGAAGGTCGGCAAGCGCAAAGACGAGCTGCTCGACCCTGAGACCAAGGTCGATGCATTCTCGCCGACGCGCGTTACCACCGCGCTGTCCGTCACCTCGTGCGGTTACAAAGAAGCGCGAGAGGCTCCGGACATTGTCCAGTGTTACGGCGCGAGCTACGTAAAAGCCGACCTCGATGCACTGGAAAAACTTGTGAGCGACCTGCTGGCGCTTGGTGACATTTCAGAGCCCGTGGCGACCGGTGCGAGCTGCGCCCTGATAGCCGAGAGAATCAAGCGCGCGATTGGAGTATGGGAATGACGGATGACGAGATCAAGCAGGAATTGGATGATGCCGAGTTCTCGATTGAGATTGATTGCCTGCGAGACCCTGACTTTATCAAAGTCACCAGCGGAAAAGTCTATAGGCCCGAGCGCACTGCGGATAAGAACACGGTGAATGATTTTCTCAACGATACAGTGATTTTCACGTGTAACAGCTGCGGTCATGAGGTCTTTTACACCGACGCCTACTGTTCGCACTGCGGGTCACGATTCATATGAGGGCGCTCGAGTTTTTTGTGCCGTCAAATCGTCTCGACCCCAAGGGCAACCGCACTCACGTTGACGGATGGAATGAGTACATAAAGGCCGTTAACACGTCCCGCCATGTCGGTGCCGCGCGTGAGCGCGAGAACGTCCACCACGTTGCCGCCTATGCAGCGATCGCCATGAAACAAGCGGGCTGGACTCCACCAGAGACCCATTCACTCGTCTACGTGACCTTTATCGAGCGCGACCGCCGGCGAGACATTCCCAATGTCTATGGCGGGCTCAAATGGGTGCTCGACGGTCTGAGCCGACCGCGCGGTAGCAAGCTCGATGGCGCCGGTGCCATCGTGGACGATTCTCAAAAGTGGCTGACCGTCATTCCCATGGTCGCTATCGACAGGCAAAACCCTGGCGTCCATATCAAGATCGTGCCGGTCGACAATCCGGCAGAAATCGTTCAGGTCATGGGAACAAACGTCCCCATTCCAGCAAACACAAACAAAGGAGTTATCCAATTATGACTCTCACGACTGACTACATCCTGGGACTGATTCTCACGGTCGGTGCCGATGCCTACCGCTGCATGCCGTCGCTCAAGGTCGAGGGCGGCGAGGCGGTCAAGTATCCCGAAATCGCCTATGCCATCGCCTCGACCTGCGATGCGCTCTGCAAGGAGATTGCAGGTATGGAGATGGGCTATGCGCCGCACGATTCGCACGAGCTCGTTATCGGAATTATCAAAAAGACCTTCAAGGTCATGGTCGACCATATGGAGAGAGACCAGGACCTCGACGTCGAGACCATCCCAACCATCCTGCGCGACCTGCGCGTCGGTGAGATTGAGGTGAGCGACGATGACTGCTAGCGATTCAACCGTACTTGCGAATTACAATACGCTTGCAAAGGTCGCGAGAAGCCTAGCCGATGGCGATGTCGCACTCACCTTGCCGCTCGACGGCAAGGACATCGACAAAGCCGGTGTCACGATGTGCCTCAACCTGATCGCCGAGACGTGCGACATGCTCTCGCAGCTCAACGACTTGAGCATTGAAATCGATGAGTTCCTCGTTGAGCCATCGCTATTCGCACTCAACGTGATCGTTAGGAGCGCCAAAGCGGTAGGGACCGAGGGCTAGGCATGGCGGCAACGGTCCCAGTCAAGCAGGATTCGCGCGGAGTCTGGTACAGCAGGATATATCTTGGCAAGGACTCCAAAGGCAAGAAGATTCAGGCTTACCGCTCTTTTCCAGAGGCCACCAGTGAGGCAGATGCTCGAGTCGCAGCCGCAATCTGGGCATCTGACCTCACGGCAGACGGTCGCGTGCGCTCCACGGCGCTCACCGACATGCTCGCGGACTACATCGAGATGCGCGAGCTCAACGGCGCGAGTCCCAACTCGGTGAAGCAGTGGCGCCAATTCCTGCGCTGCTACATTACCCGATTTCTGCGCGGCAAGCGCGCGGACGAGGTCACGGCGTTTGAATTCACGCAATTCAACGGCGTGCTGCTGCGCCGCGGCTCGCGCGACGGTAAGCCCTTGAGCCCCAACACGGTCAACGCGGTCTATCAGTTTCTTCGTGGTGCCTACAGGTATTTCGTGAGCGTTGGCCTTGTGGAGACCAACCCGCTGCTCGACGCCGTCAAGCCCTACCGCGACCAAGACGAGGCGATCGCGCTTGAGGAAGATGACGTTACCATCCTCAACGCCTACCTTGACCCAATCGTGAGCTTCAAGGTCGAGGTGGGCAGCATAGAGCGCCGCAACGCCTTTGCAGCGTGGCTTGCCCTGCACACCGGCGCCCGATGCGGCGAGGTGTGCGCCGTGCGACCCAAAGACGTCTACCAGAAGCGCGGATACATCCATATTGGCGGCACGGTGGTCGAGCCTGGCAACGAGCAGCCATACCGCAAGGAGAAGCCCAAGAGCTCAACCTCCAGGCGCAACATATCACTCGTCCCAGAGGAGCTTGAGGTCATCGCGAGATTTATGGCATGGCACGAGACCCAGAAGGGGAGTGCTCGAGACATGGGCATCGCGAGCGTTGACGGCACGTGGGCGAGACCATCGACCTTGAGCAGCTGGTTCAAACGGCTGGTCGAGAAGCTCGACCTAGACCGTCAGGCGACCTTCCACACGCTTCGCCATACGCACGCAAGCTGGTGCCTGGCTCACGGCATCGACGTTGTCACACTGAGCGAGCGCCTGGGGCACTCGTCACCTGCAATCACGATCCGAATCTACGGCCACATGCTGCAAGGCCGCGATATGGCGGCGGCAGAGACGTTCTACAAGGCAATCCAAGGAGGTGTTTAGTTGAAGCAAGCACAGCTCACCAAGAAAGAGAACGACCTAATAGTTATGTACCGAAAGTTATCTGCCATCCATCAGGACGATGTGCTGACCTATGCGGCCTTGAGGGTGCAGCTTGAGCAGTCCGAGAAAAGGATCAGGGACGGTCTCACGGCATGGAACAAGGCTGTTGAAAACTCCCAAAACAGCTAGAAATAGCGGTTGCAATGGAGTTGCAATGGACTAGTTTTCAACAATTCAACAATCTGGAAAAACCCCAGTTAGACCTACGAAAAACACGTTAAGTAACAGCCACTAAGCAAATAAGAACGAGTTATTTGCTTATACCCAGAAAGAGGACGAAATGGACGAATTCGACGAGATGTCGGATGCCGAAATCGAAGCGCTTACCGAGATGGACGAGATGTGCAAAGGCATCCCCAATCCTCTCCCGCAGCTGACCCCAGAGGAGCGCTCCGCCGCATCGCAGAAAGCAATTGAGACTCGCAAGGCGAGGATGCGCCTCAAGCGCGAGATGAAGGAAGGAAACCTCTCCGTTGCCGCAGCAATCGAGCTGCCCGTGATGCAGCGCATGAAGGTTTTCGAGTTCATCCGCGCCATTCCCGGCATCGGCATCAACCGAGCCAGGGAGTTCATGCTCTCCAACTCAATCGCCGACAATCGCCGTGTCGGTGGCCTGAGCAAGCATCGCCGCGCGCAGGTTATCGCCCTGGGAGGTGAGCGCTAATGAGACCCGAGTGCCGTCGCAACTTCGAGCGCCTCGCAAAGCTACTGTGCATCCTGGCAGCGCTGCTCGGTTCGATCGTCATTTTCATCAGCATTACTGTCATCACCGCAGTTGTCTGCTTTTTTGCGCACCTGACCTTCATCTGGTATGTGCCGGTCATCATCACGGCATTTGCCTTGGGCTTTGCTGCCATTGCCTTTTTGCTCGTGAACGCCAAATCGCCTGACGATGACGAGGATTACGAGTGATGGAGCGCATTACGAGCGCACGAGACCGGAGCAGATACCTCGCCGAGCGATTCAGGCGCGATGGCTTCGTTGGTCCTGGCGTTAAGGTCGAAAAGGGCGAGCTGATCTTGCCGATTGGCCCAGAGCTTGAGCGGTTTTGCGAGCTCGCCGCGTTACTGCGACAGAAGTGCGACAAGTCTGCGACATCGTCGCGACACGATTTAGTCGATGTGGTCGCGAGTATGCACGAGGATGCGATTTTATATGGCTCACCAATTGACTCAGCTGCCGACAGGATTGTCGGCCTGATTCCAAAATCCCAAGCGATGCGCGCCACCTATGTTCCCGTTGACTTTGCCACATTCGCCAACCCACTCAACCACAGTGATGACGATTGGCAGGAGCTATCTGAAAACGCCCTGAATGACGAGCGCAAGGCCAACCGAGCGCGGGAGAGGGCTCTCAAGCGATCGCACCGAAATGCCAAGAACCCCAAGAAGAAAGGCAAATGCCGATGAGCGATGAAGCAACCACAGAGACCGAGACGCCAAAGACGTGCTCGGAGTGCCGTTTTGCAGCGCCGTACACCTTCACGCCGCCTGCAAACCCCGACAGCCCCGGCAATCTCTACTGTTCGGTCGACAAGGCCGTCATGAGCGTCAACCCGTCCTATACCTGCGAGAAATACAAGGAGCCCGATCGTGCCTAAATGCATCACGAGAACCGAGCATAGCATTCTCAATCGCACACTCAGAGGAATCAATTCCTGTCTCAATTTTGTAGACGAGGCCGAGGACCGCTCGAATGGCCTCGTATCTGTCCACGAGTACGATCTGCAAGTGTGGAGCGCGAGCCTCAACAGTGTGCTCACAGCCCTCGACCACAGGCGCAATGAGCAGCTTAAGACCGTGCCAGAGCACTATCGCGGCGACGGCTTCATCACCTGCGACATGGCGCTCGCAGCCATGCTCTCAAGGGCAACCCGCATGGCGATGCCTCCGATGGTCATTTTCTGGTGGGCTAACGCTTTTAAGTATCTGTGGCGCTGGGCTTACAAGTCGGACTGCACCGGCGACCTCAACAAGGCCATCGATTGCATCGAACGCGTCCGCTACTGGCAGAAAACCCGGTAATGCCCACACCCGCTCCCTGCTGCGAGACCTGTCGCTGGTGGCGCGAGAGATACGACAGGTCTTGGTGCAAGCATCCAGATCCGTATCTTCGCGCCGTCCGCGACACCACCATCTGCGAGGACTACCAAGAGCGCCGAGGCGAGGACTGGTGCTCGCTCGTCTACGGCAACAGATCCGTAAAGCACCACTAACCATCAACTCCACGAGATAGGACAAATCATGTCAATGGACATCAACGCGCCCCTTTTCCGTCAGCTTGACCGCCTTGAGAATATCGACCCGTCCGATACCGATGCGCTCAAGGCCGAGATCGAGCGCGCCCGTGCCGTCAAGGACATTGCCGAGACCATCATCGACTCGGGACACCTGACCGCCGACGTCATCAAGCTCAAGCACCAACTTGGCGCCACTGCGACCATCCACAAGGGCCTGCTCTAATGGGAGGTCGAGTCTGGACGGACGAAGAGATCGAGTGGATTCGCGAGAACTATGCCAAAGAGCACGTCCCGCATCTGCTCGACCAGTTCGAGAAGCGCTTCGGGCGCCGTCCGACTGCCGGCGCCCTCGCGCAAAAGGCCTATAAGCTCGGTCTCAGGCATTCGCGCGAGAAAGCTCCCGACACCATGACCAAGCGCATCATCTGGGCGCGCGAGCCCGCCTACAACGCCTGGATGGACGAGCATGATGTTGGTCAGGCCGTGCCAGCGCTGTCCGAGCAATTCGAGGCCGAGTTTGGCTTTGCCTTGTCGCGCGGACAGGTCAACGTGTGGCGCGCGAACAACGGACGGCAGATGCGGCCCCGGCGTCCGGGCGGCGGCAGGCCGCGAAAGTCCATCGGCTTCGAGCGGCGCACCAAGGGCGGCATCTTGGTCAAAGTGCGTGAGGAGCCTACGGTCCCAATGTCGAAAGACAACTGGGAATTCAAGCACTACATCGTCTACCGAGAGGTGCACGGCTCGATTCCAGATGGATATGACATCGTCTGTGCGGACAAGAACCCGTTCAACTGTGCGCCTGAAAACCTCGTCGCCGTACCACATCGCCTGATGGCTCGCATCAATTCTGCCGACACACCGGACTGGCACGATGCCGAATCTCTCAGGCAATGCGTGGCGCTTTGCGAGCTCGCGTCAGGCATCCATAAGGCCGAGCTGTCGGTGCCAAGGACGTGCGGCGTCTGCGGCAAGACATTCCTGCCAGATCCGAGCAAAGGTGCCGACTACCAGAACCGCTACCGAAAGACGTGTCCCGAGTGCCGCGCGCGGGGACTCAAGGCGCATGGAGAGCGCACCACAAAGCTGATCGCCACCTGCTGCGTCTGCGGCAAGCAGTTTCCCGCTCGCGCTAAAAACCAAAAGCGCTGTCCCGAGTGCATCGCCATTCATCCGAAATGGGGAGCCAAGAGACACGCCCACCTCGAAGAAAGAAAACGTAAGGACTAGGAGTTTTCCCGATGGCAAGGAGAAAGGTCACACAGGCTGATATCGAGGCGGCGGCTGCTGCTCCGCTCAAGTATTTCACCCACGAGGCGCACCTCGCCGACTCGACCGCCTGCCGTCGCTTCATCAGGCGATGCGGACCGGACGGCTACGGCAGGTACATGCGCCTGCTTGAGCGCCTTGCCGCTGAGGAGGGCCACGTCATCGACGTGCTCGATACCGAGAGCCAGTACCTCTTGGCAGACGAGCTTTGGTTTGGAGACAATCTCGCCGCCCTGGGACAATTCCTCAAGGACCTGTCCGAATGTGGACTCATACAGATGTTCGGGGACGGTGCAATAAAATCGCCTGTTGTGGATGAGTCGGCAATGTACTTTGGCAAGCGCAGAGCCATTGGATCGACCGGCGGCAGGCCGCGAAAAGGAGGGAGTGAAAATGCCTAATCTACCTGCGGAAACTTTCAACAAAGCTAAGGTTAACCTTAGCTTAAGCTTTGCTTGTAATAAAATAAAAGACAATAAAATAAAAGAAACGCCGACGCACGGCTCGTTATTAACGAGACGTGCCGGGCGTCGGGAGTCAACCTCACAAGTAAGTCCTCTCTTTGGTTCTTTCTCTGTTGAAAACTTTTCAGAGCTGTTGAAAACCCACGACATTTTCAAAGGAGCCGAGCTGTGCTAGACGATTTCCAGAACGCTCGCGAGCTGTTTGAGGCAGCGCGCTCTGCCGCTATCGAGCGCGACCATGCTGCCAAGCAGCTTGAGCGCATGCGTCATCGCACACTCGGCGGCTCGTCATCAATCTCAGGTGGCGGTCGCGGTGCCACCAAGGACGTCAACGGCACGGCTGCGTCAATCGCTATCGTCGACTACGAATCGATGATGCGCTCACGTCTCGCCGAGGACACCAAACTCCTTAACCTCTGTGCGGCTCTCATTTACGGCAGGAACGGACGAGAAGGTGTTTCTGCGGTACTTGGTAGCGAATACGCCGATGTGCTGTTCTGGCGCTATCTCAACGCCGAGACGTGGGTGTCATGCGGTGCCGTGTGCCACGTCTCGCCTGCGACTGCCAAGCGTCGCGCTATGACGGCGCTGGATGCCATCGACAGTATCGGTTTGCGCCATGCAATCGACGGCGTAGGTCTCGGCGCTATGTCCGGCAGCATCGGGCTCAATGCCGACTACCTCAAAAGTTGAGCCGATGTGAGCCACATTGAGCCGATGTGAGCCGGTATGGCTGCGCGATGTGGTGATATAGATATCATTGCGATTCGCGCATTGAGACAGTCCAACCCTGCTCGGTGCGCAACCACAGCGCGGGGGCGCGCTGGTAAGGATCGTGGTAGTTGAGGGACCGATGGGTAACAGCAGCCATCGGTCCTTTTCTTTTGTCCAAGAGGTGCGCCGTGCATGTCCCGAGCGACAGGCCGCTCGCGTCATGGATTCGCGAGCTCTATGCCGATGACAAGATCTATGTCTTTTACAACTCGCCTGAGTGGAAAGCACTGAGGCATGAGGTCCTTGAGGACCACGGCTTTGAGTGCGAGGAGTGCGCGGACCACGGCGTCTACGTGAGAGCCGACACAGTACACCACGAGTATCACGTGCATTCGCATCCAGGCATGGCGCTCACTCGATTCATCGAGCTGCCAGATGGGACGAGGCGCGAGGTGCTGCATCCTCTGTGCAACTCGTGTCACAACGCGGCTCATGGCCGCTTTGACGGTCCGCGGGACAAGCCCAAGGGCAAACCCGTGACCAAGGAGCGCTGGGACTGACACAAAGCAGGCCCCCAGCACCCCATAGCCCCTAATTCCGTAGGGGGCGAACAACG